GGAAACCTGACGAAGTGGTGCAATGCCTGCCGCCAGGAAAGGCAGGCCGACAGGGCGATAAAGCGTCAAGAGAAGACCCTCGACGACATCGAGAAGGCAGCCCTCCAGGTCTTCACGAAGGGAGCGTCAATAGGCGGGGAGAACGTGCCCCATGTGTCGGAGCTTTTAGAAAGAGTGATGATGCTCTTCGGTGGCTCCAATGGTTTTGCGTCAGCGATAGTCAAACAGTACTTCGATGCTCCAGTTGGTTCGGCAACCCGGACGAAGCTCTTGGAGACGATCACGAAGCTGACTGTGAATGTCAGCGAGCAGGGGGCGAGCAAGAAGCCTCTGGAACTGTGGACGGACGAGGAGCTGGAGGCCGAACTTGACAAGAGACTTGAAGGGATCGCGAGCAGCTTCCGAGTTATCGAAGCGGCACCAGAAAGCATCGCCGCCCCCGATGACGAACCCGAGCATCACGAGCTCCCAGAAGCAGCAGTTGAAGGAGCTTCAGGCCGAGATCTCCCAGAGGTCGATAGAGGCGATCAGGATGTATCGGCCGACTCCGACACAGGACGAGATGCACAAGTGCCGAGCGAGTGAAGTTCTCGTTATCGGCGGTAATCGTTCTGGGAAGTCGCTCAGCACCTTCATGGAAGATGCCAGGGCCGTGACAGGCCAGGACCCCTACGACAAGTACCCGAAAGAGAACGGCACGTTGGTCATAATTGGCCGCGACTGGAAGCACATCGGCATGGTCGTCTACCCGATGCTCTTCAAGGCCGGTGCGTTCAAGATCATCAAGGACGAGAAAACTGGTCAGTGGCGAGCATACGATCCTGTTGGCGACGAGAGCCGGAAGGATGAGGCCAAGCCGGCACCACCGATGATTCCTCCGAGACTCGTCAAGAAGAAGACTTGGCTCATGAAGTCTGCGAACTACCTCCAGAGCTGCGAGCTTCAAAACGGCTGGCAGATATTCTGCTTTAGTTCAGAAGGCGATCCGCCTCAGGGATTTCAGGCCGACCGCGTACATTTTGACGAGGACGTGTCGTCAGAGCAGTGGGTCCCTGAAATGCAGGCTCGTCTTGCTGACCGCAAAGGTGTCTTTGCGTGGTCGGCTATGCCACATTCCCAGAATGACGCTCTTTTGGGCCTCAGTGAGCGTGCCGATCAGTCAGCGGACGACCCAAACTCCAATATTCGCAAGTTCGTTCTGCGATTCTTGGATAACCCGCACATTGACTCTGACGAAAAGAAAAAGATGGTCGAGAGGTGGGCGGCCCTCGGCGAAGACGTCCTTCGCATGCGTAGTGACGGCGATTTCATCACGGACAGCATCCTGTGCTACCCGACTTTTGCGATGCATGTCCACGGATACGACCGGGGCACGCTTCCCAAGAACGTGGTGCCAGATGACTGGTGCAGATACGTTGCGATTGACCCCGGCCACTCGGTTACGGCCGCATTGTTTGCTGCTGTGCCTCCTGATGGCGAAACGCTCTTGATCTATGACGAGCTGTACATTCGGCAGTGCAATGCCGTGATGTTTGGCGATGAAATGGCGAAGAAGTGCTACGGCCAGCGGTTTCATGCGTTCATCATCGACATGCACGGTGGCCGGATTCGGGAAATTGGGTCAGGGCGGCTGCCTGTCGACATCTACTCCGAGCAGCTTCGTAAGCACGACCTGAAGAGCACAATCACAGGCTATTCCTTCCTGGCAGGCTCGGATGACGTCAATGGCCGCATGGCTGAGACTCAGCGGTACATGCACGTCCGTGGCGAGACTGGGACCCCGATCTTGCGTGTCCTGAGGGGTGCTTGCCCCAACCTGGAACGCGAGATGAAGAGGTACAAGAAGAAAACCCAGTACGTCGCCGGCCAGCACGTCGTCACGGACAAGCCAAATACGAAGGGCGATGTCCACGCCTGCCAGTGTCTCGAATATCTCTGTGCTGCACGCCCTCAGTACCACAAGCCACCTCCGAAATACCAGGAGGATGAGCCGTACTGGTGGGCCTGGAAAAAGCGGCGAGACAAGGAAATGAAGCGTCAACAGGCCTCGAAAAACTATGTGAATCTTGGCCCTGGTGGTTAGTGTTCCCCCTTTTGGAGACAGAAAGATGTCAGAAGAAGAGATCCCTGAAGTACGAGTCGGCGACACCGTCGTTTATTGGAGTGATCCGTTCAATGAAAACTGCAAGAAGTACATCGGATGGTGCCTAAGCCCAGCGATTCAAAACAACGCAGTAAATCTGCTCGTATTTACCGACGAAGTCGGTTTCGTGGAGCGGATCGCCGTCAGGCACCGCTTGAGCCAGGAGATCCGAGAGAAACCGAGCATTGCCGCCTTGGGGGCGTGGGATTTGTCCCAGCAGACACGCGATCTACAGAAACTGACCGAAATGAAGATGAATTGTATAGCGGAGTCCGAAAAAGCGGCAATTCGGACAAAAACAGGTAAGAAATAGTCCGCTGACTAGGGGAATATAGATGGCCGTTACAGAGCAGACCGGGATTCCTATGTCAAAGCAGGAAATCCCGAAGGGGGCAGGTACACCTGACGAGGTCTTGAAGTACCTGTCCCGTGGCTGGCTGGACAAGATTCAGAAAGCCAATCGCCACAAGCAGAACTTCAACAAGGATGCTTGGGAGGCACGTCAGTTCTTTGACGGCAATCAGGGGTGGTTCTGGAACGAGCAGTACTCGAAAGGCGAGGGCGGCTACAACCGGAACATCCATCCCCCAGGGTTTCGGATGCAGGTAAACAAGGTTTTCGAGGCCGTGAAGCTCTTCGGAAGCGTTATCTACCACCGCAATCCGTTCCGCACCGTCACGCCGCACACGCTCCCCATTGTCCCTCCAGAGGGCCTTGGTCTGAACATGCAGGACCCCAATGCGGCGATGCAGTACGAGCAGATGGTGCAGGTGACGAGCATGAAGGCTGGCATCCGGGAGATTGTCTCGGATCTCATCCAGCGTGTGCTGAACTACACCCCCGGCGAGCTTGACCTGAAGACCCACAGTCGTCGTGCTGTTGACGAGGGGCTCATTACTGGCTGTGGGCTGTGGTGGACAGAAATGGTTACGCAGCCCAACGGCCAGCGGTTCGTTGGCAGCTTTGCGGACAGCGTAGACAACTTCCTCATGGATCCTGACGTAACCGAGATAGAGGACATCCGCTGGTGTGCTCGTCGGTGCGTCCATCCTGTCCACGAGGTTGCCTCCAAGTACAACATCGACGAAGCCGCCTTGCGTGGCAACGTCGACAAGCAGGGCTCCCAGAACGCTCGCAGCCAGGAGCAGGTTGTTTTCGCAGACAACAACGTTTCTGGTGGCGGTGCCGCCGGCAAGACGAACGATCTTTGCGTGTACTGGAAGATATGGAGCAAGACTGGCCTGGGTGATCGCCTCAAGGACGCTCCAAAGGACATCAAGGGCGTATTCGACGGCATTGGCGAAAATGCCTACATCGTGGTTGCGGAAGGTGTCGATTATCCGCTGAACATCAAGCCGGCGATGCTGGGAGAGGACGTTAACCCTGAGAGCGGCGTCCCCGACTCATTGTTCACGGCTGTGCAGTGGCCGATTCCATTTTGGGCTGAGAGCTCAAACGGATGGCCATTCACGATGTTTGCTCCGCATCGCAAGCCGGGGTACATCTGGCCGATCAGCCATATCAAGCCTGCCATTCCAGAGCTGCGGTTCCTGTGCTGGGCGTATTCGTTCTTGGCCCAGCGTGTGGCGACGAGCTGCGAGACTCTCCTTGGCGTATCGAAGGCCGCGGATCAGGACATCAAGGACCAGATCCTTTCTCAGTCTGAGGGCGGCTTCCGAATCGTCGAGGTCAGTGAGATGGTTGGCCGCAGCGTCAACGATCTGATTTCTGTCTTCCAGATGCCAAACGTCACGGGAGAGATCTGGCAGGTAATTGAGGCTGTCACCGAACTGGCAGACAAACGCCTCGGGATGACCGAGCTCGTCTATGGCCTAACGAACACGCAGATCAGATCGGCCACAGAAGCATCGGTGAAGTCCGACCAGATCTCGATTCGCCCAGACGACATGGCCGAGTGCCTCGAGAACGCCATGTCCATCATCGCAAGGAAAGAGGCTATAGCGACCCGCTGGCTCCTCGAGCCGCAGGACATTGAGCCGATCATTGGCCCTCTCGGTGCAGCGGCGTGGCAGCAGCATGTCATGCCGATGAATCCGTACGAGGTGGCGAGAGAGTTTGAATACTCCATCGAGGCTGGCAGTGCTCGCAAGAAGAACAAGTCTGCTCGTATTGAGCAGCTCAATCAGGCGATGCAAACCCTGGGACCCGTTCTCCAGAGTCTCATACCGGCAGGGATCGTTGATCCGTTCAACGCTCTGATTACCGACTGGGCGGAAGCAAACGACATAGATCCGACTCAGTACATGATTCCACCTCCTCCGCAGCCCCAGATGGATCCATCCATGCAAGGCCCTCCTGCGGAAGGTGGTCCGCCTCCAGAATCAGGCCCTCCAGCGGAACAGCCTGTTCCTCCGCAGCCAGAGGGAGAACCGGCCCCGCCAGCCCAGGTTCCGCCTGAGCTCCAGCCGGCCCCTGTCCAGTAGTCCCAAAAACCGTCCAGTTTGGACATAAACCACATGAGGTATGCCATGGTTTTGCCGTATGAAATCGAGAATTCGCCGAAACATATTCAGGATCATTACAAGGCAATGATCGCTGATGGGCAGACAGCGGCATTTGCGGAAATGTGTGCGTTGCAGGCTCCTCCCGGAACACGGCAGACAGACAGGGCGTTCCTCCAGGGGCGACAGAATGGTGAGTGGCTAGACAGCCTGCCGAAGTATCAGGCCAAGCGGATGCTTGACATGGCACGGAAGTCTGGCATCAATCCTGCCGGCAAATACTACTTTGGCGGAATTGCGGACAATCGTGGCCCTGCTGACCCAGAGGCGTGGGTTTCTGACGCCTCGGATGTCAAGCGTGTTGCCGAGAAGCGTGGACTCGACGTGTCAGGTGCAGTCGAGCACAAGGCCGGCGGCCGCCCCATGAAGAAGAGCAAGCCAATCGCAGACGACATTCTTCGTAGAGAGGTGGCGTACGAGCGGTCAAAGAATCCACGGCTGAGCAAGGGAGAGGCAACGGAGAAGGCGAAGGACCGAATTGTTCCGCACTGGCACAAGGGCAAGAAGTGATGCCAAACAGCAAACATTCTCCCAAGGCAGCCCAGTCGTCGGTTGCTGGGGATACGATCCAGCACAAGCGTAGCGACGTACCCGGACTTGTTCCGGATTCGAGTGAGCTGAGCTACGGCGAGCTTGCGATCAACATAAAGGACATGCGGCTGTTCGCCAAGGACGCCGAAGGTTATGTCCATGAGATCGGCGACGGAGTTGAGGTGTATGGGCCATCAAACCTGCCTCCTCTCACTGGGGTGGAGAAGGGTGATGTTTGGCTGAGCACTGACCCGTCCCTATTCTCGCCAACATTCGATCCGTCGACGATTCACCCGATCCCCGGCCCTACAGGGCCCAAGGGCGAACCGGGGATGAGTGCATACGCCGATTATGTTCAGCGAACTGGGTCGTCCCTAACCTTTGATGAGTTCATGGACACTCTGACCGGACCTCCTGGTGCTGAGGGGCCGAAGGGCGATCCTGGTGAGACGCTCAAGGTAGACGGGTTTGTTCCAACGGCAGCGTCTCTCCCGATCTCGCCTCCTGTCCTGACGGTGTATGTGACTCAGGATACTGGCCGGCTGTGGGTGTATGACCCATCGTCTACTGCGGCAAACACCGATGGGTGGGTCGACATGGGCAAGATCCAGGGCCCTGCTGGAAATGACGTCCGCTTCCTGGCGTCTGTGGCGACGGCAGCGGACCTGCCTGCGACATCCCAGGCTGGTGACATTTGCTTCACTACGGTGGACGGCGACTTGCACTCCTGGAACGACACTACAGTACAGTGGGACATGGTTGGCCGTCTTCGTGGAGATGGAGTAGTTCCTGGGACTGCCGACAATCAGATTCTTGTCTGGTCGGCATCGAACTCACGGTGGGAGCCTACGGCCCAGACGTCTCCAACGTCCATTGCCGACCTAACTGACTTCGATGACGTTAATAGGGACATTCGTGAAAACAGCGTCATGGTATGGGACGAGGTTGCCCAATCCTGGACTGACAGCCGCTCAATCGACATAGATGAAATTGAATTTGGTGCCAA